AGCTTCCATTAATATTTCTTCTTGTTGATGCGAAGCTTGCCTCTTTTTCTCTTGGCAGTCTTCTTAGCATCTTTAAAATTCTTAGCTGTTGGTGCGCCTTTTGATCCTGGTTTTCTCATCTTTTCTCCGCTTCCTCTTTTAATTCTTTTACGTTTGGCGTGAATATTTCTGTATAAGCTCATTGTTATTATTTTATCAACATTTCCATCTACGAAGAGCCAGGGCTTTTCTAGTAGGTCTTCCTTTTGAATCCTTCATTGGCCCTTTTACTCCTGACATCCTTGCACAAAAGCTACGCTTCCTCGGCCCTCCTCCTGGTTGTGGGCGTTTAAGATTAGAACCTGTTTTACTGTTGTAGTACTTACGTCCTTTTTCGGTGAGTCCACCTTTCTTAGACTTGTGTTCTTTTCTTAATGAAACAGCTTTCCTGCCTCTTAGTTTTCGTGCCATGCGATAGATGTTTTATTTCTTCATATACAGTCATAAATTAAATATCCCTTAAATCCTTGGGTAATTTACCCTCAGTAATCCACTTGTCAGTCTGCTGTAAACACATAGCATTCCAAATAACTGCGCCTAGATGATCCTCCTTTTTACAACCATCAAGATAGTCCCAAAGATGTCTATTGATTGAATCCACATAACGACTGAGAGGCTGTCCTTTTTTCCAGTTGTCCCGTCCATACTTATAGGCTCCATCTTCAAATCGTTTTGCAACGGCTCTTAATGCAGATACAGGTATGAGCGATGGTATTCCTTTACCTTCACAAGCATCTCGAACACTTCCTGTTTCAAACTCTGATCGTTTGCCACTATCAGGCAGTGGTTTTCTTTCAATTACTTCGGCATCCATAATCTTACTTCTCCTTCTTTTTCGTTATATTCACTAATGCTTCTCAAAATATACGAGAGTCTTGCATTTAATAAAGCTTCTTCTTCGTTCTGTCCTTTTGATTCATAAGCATCCACAACAGTCCTCCAGGTGGCTCCATTCTTATCCAAAAGTTTCATTGCAGTCTTTGGGCCTATACCAGAAGCACCAGAAAATCCATCAACAGAGTCACCTGATAATGTTTGAACCAGATGATTGTAGTCGGCTTCTTCTTTTGTTGTGTAGTTGGTTTCTGCTTTTAAAAAATTAAACCACTCACAATTAAGAGTACCAAAGTCCTTGTCTCCACTGACAGCAACCATGTGCTTTTTCCCACAACACATCATGCCAATAACATCATCAGCCTCAAGGTTGTGCTTGTGATAACCATTACGTTTCTTGTAGCACCACTCCTTAACAGCCTTTATACCAAGAGGTTTTCTTTTGCCTTTCCTATTGGCTTTGTATTCTGGGAAGATGTCATAACGAAAGTTACGACTATCAGAGAACACCATCTGGTAATCATCCGTATCTGTTTGTGTCTGGATGTAATCAATAGTCTCATCAACAATCGACTTCATCTCGTTCATGTCTGTCTGTAATGTCCATATGTCATCGTCCCATTTGATCTCTTGCTCAGATGCAAAGGCACTCCTCCAGACAACCATGTCTCCATCTATCACTGCTGTTCTTTTCTCGCTCATAAATCTTAGTGTGTCTCTGCCCAGTTGTTACCAATCTTAAAGTCTCCATCAATCGGACACTTGATGCCAAGGGTCTTCCCTGCCTTTTCCATTGCAGCTACAAAAGTCCTTCCAAGATCCTTTGCGTGTTCCTCGTCGCAGGAAAACTGAACCTCATCGTGTACGTTGGCGTGCATCTCGTATGGGTGTTTAGCCATCAATGCAAACTCGATAAGACTCTGCTTCATTATAACAGCACCACAACTCTGTAACAGGAAGTTGAGTAGTGAGTGTGTTGACCTTGATCTAATCACCCTGCCATCGATGCCTGTAAGATGCCCGTGTTTTTTTGCAGACAGTTCAACATCACTTAATAGTTTCTTGAACGCTGGCATCTTAGCCATAAAGGAATTTCTTAATCTCTTTCCTTGTAGTCTTCCTCCACCAACTGACTCACCTAACCTAGTATCACTAGCACCATATATGAGTGAGTAGATGAATGTCTTAGCCTGATCTCTTGTAGGCAACCCAGCAGCATTCTGATTAACTGTATGAATGTCACCCTCTAGGATTTCTCTAACATATTTACCAGAGTCATAAGGAAACAGGTAATGTGCAAGACACCTAAGTTCCAGTTGAGATGCATCAGATCCTACAAGAACCTTTCCTTCTGGAGCAGTGAACAACTCACGACACTCCTTTCCGTACTCCGAACGTACCGCAGGAATCTGTCCGAGGTTTGGTGAGTTGTGAGTGCATCTTCCAGTAATAGTTCCAGCAGTGTTGACTGACCCATGAATCCTTCCTTCATCTGTAACAGCGTTTAACCAGGCGTGTCTTCCTTCCGCTAACATTCCAAGACGTTTCTGTAACAACAGGTACTCAAGAAGTTTAAGAGATTCCTTTGTGTCTATCTTTCTAAGCACTCCCTCATTTATTTCTGGACGTTTGCCTTCATACGCTGCTGGCTTCCATCCAGCTTCCATAAGTCTTTCCGCAATCTGATCTCGGCTTCCTGGGTTGAAGGGAATTGTTTTTGTTTTGTTTCCCATCTTCTCTGCAAGGTCACTGATGTTTTGTTTCAGACCTGCCTTCTTTAGCTGACCCTTCAACGCAACCTTAGTTTTACCAGTGTACTCGATGCCATCTACTTCAACCTTCCAACCAGTAACACTCTTCATCTTCTCTACTTTTGGAGGAAACACCTCTTGCATCTCATTCTCTATCTCCACCCGACGTACCATAAGTTCCTTTGCAAGCTCCTTGGCCTTATCTACATCAAAAGGAAACCCATTCATCTCTTGAACTCTGATAAGTTTTGCAAACTCATGTTCAAGAACAAGGGACTTGGGGGATGTACTGTGTTCCAGAAGATACTTGTAGAGTGCTAACGTTGTCCTTACATCCTGGTTGCAATATCTCTGCATCTCTGGACTAAAGTTCTCCCAGTCTTCATCTTCACCATGTGAATCTTTATGAACACCAATACGAAGACCCCAAGCTTTGAGTGAGTGAGATCCTCTTAACTTCTTAGGAAAACCTTTCTCGTATCCTCTCTTGTCATCTTCATCACCTATGTCAGGGAACAACACCTTTGCCATAAGCATCGTGTCTACAATTTTGTTAAAGCGTATCCCATACAATCGATAGAGTGCAGGAGCATCAAAGCCTATGCCATTGTGAAAGCAAACATACTCAGCTTCCTGTAGCATCTTTAAGCCTTCATCAATATTCTCTTTCATTGTATTAAACTCAAACAACTCACTTGTTGTAGGGTCTATAATTGTGAAGCAATGCAACCGATCAAGACCATCAAGTGTCTGCCAGTTCTTTATTGCGTTCGTTTCTATGTCACTGATTAGGATGTTATATTTGTAAGTCATGGTAATAATATTAAAACTCTTCTGATATTTCTGTTTCGGTTAGTCTTCCTGTTCTCTGGCAGTACTCAAGGTGACTGCAA